AAATACTCTGTGAAAAAACCGAGCACAGTAGTTGCGCCAGCGACTAGGTCTACCTCTCCAAAAAAAGTCAGACTTACGCCAACGCAAGTAGCACTGGCAAAGAAATTTAATCTAACCCCAGAGCAATATGCTCGTGAATTAACAAAACTGGAGTCCCAAAATGGCTGAAAACAGAAAACCTCGTGAAGTAGAAACTAGACAACAAGAAATGCGCCCCCAGCAGTGGAAACCGCCTGAATTGTTGCCAGAACCCGATAAACAAGAAGGTTTTAAATATCGGTGGATAAGAGTATCTACTCTCGGAACAGCAGACCCCCGCAACATCTCTGCCAAATTCAGAGAAGGATGGGATCCTGTAAGAATTGAGGAACAACCACAAATGAAACTGCTAGTTGATCCCAATAGTCGTTTTAACGACAATATTGAGATTAGCGGGTTATTGCTCTGCAAAACTCCAAAAGAACTTGTTGATCAACGGAATGCCTTTTATCAAAAGCAAGCCGAAAATCAAATGGAGGCTGTAGACAATACTCTTATGCGCCAAAGTGATCCTAGAGCACCGCTCTTTAAAGAGAGCAAATCTACGGTGACCTTTGGTAAAGGTTAATTTTAATTTAGGAGTTTATTATGGCTTATCCAACCGTAGACGCTCCGTATGGACTAAAACCAGTCAATTTGATTGGTGGTCAGGTCTTTGCGGGGTCAACTCGTTTAATGGAAATTGCTTCGTCTAATAACGTAGGTTATGGGACAAGTATTTTTTATGGCGATTTAGTAAAACGTGTTTCCGATGGAACTGTTGAGAAAGATGCTGGCACAACTACAGCTACACCTTGTGGTGTATTTTTAGGTGTTCAGTTTACCAATGCCTCAACTGGTCAAGTTCAACAACAACAGTATTACCCTGCAAGCACCCCTATTAAAGCGGGTACAAAGATTTTTGCAGTCGTTGCTGACGATCCTGACACATTGTTCAAAGTAGTTTCTTGTTCTGCAACCACAGTCGTGGCTGGAATGGGCATTTCTGCTATTGGTAATAACATTGCTCTGATTCAAAACGCTGGATCTACCATTACTGGTAACTCCGCTGTAGCGATTGATGAAGGTACGCAAAATACTACCAGCAGTTTACCTATCCGCATTATTGATGTGGTAAGAGAAACTGCAACTGGCGCTGACACGTTTGTTGAGTTTATCGTTAAGATAAACATTAACACTCATCAGTACACAAACCCAACTGGCGTATAAGGAGCTTAGAAAATGGCTATTTCACGTGCACAACTACTGAAAGAGTTGCTCCCAGGTCTGAACGCATTGTTTGGTCTTGAGTACGCAACATATGGTGAACAACACAAAGAGATCTACGATACTGAGACCTCTGAGCGTTCGTTTGAAGAAGAAACAAAACTGTCAGGCTTCTCCGCTGCACCAGTCAAAAACGAAGGTTCTGCCATCGCTTATGACAATGCACAAGAGGCTTTCACAGCTCGCTATAACCACGAAACCATTGCCCTTGGCTTCTCCCTAACGGAAGAGGCAATCGAGGACAACTTGTATGACAGCCTATCAGCTCGTTATACCAAGGCTTTGGCTCGTGCTATGGCATACACCAAGCAAACTAAAGCAGCTTCCGTTCTAAACAACGGTTTCACTGCTGGAACTTTTGCTGGTGGTGACGGTGTGGCTTTATTTAGCACCTCACACCCACTGGTTTCTGGTGGTGTAAACAGCAATACTCAATCTACCCCTGCTGATTTGAATGAGACTTCTTTGGAAGCCGCAGTTATTCAGATCGCTGCTTGGACAGACGAGCGTGGCTTGTTAATCGCTGCTAAACCTAAGAAGTTAATTGTTCCACCTGCACTCCAGTTCGTAGCTACCCGTCTCTTAGAGACCCAGTTGCGTGTTGGTACTGCTGACAACGACATTAACGCTATCGTAAACAACGGTTCGATCCCAGAAGGTTATACAGTTAATAACTATCTGACCGACACCAATGCTTACTTTATCTGTACTGATGTTCCTAATGGCATGAAGCATTTTGTTCGTTCCCCATTAGCAAACAGCATGGACGGAGACTTCGATACTGGTAACGTCCGTTACAAGTCTCGTGAGCGTTATTCTTTTGGATTCTCGGATCCACTAGGAATGTTTGGTTCGCCAGGCGCATAAAGAAGAGGGGAGCCAAAAACTCCCCTTTTTTGTTTTACTTGTAGTAAGATTTAAATATCTGGGTAAACCAGCTTATTAGACTGCCCCAGCAGACGCATACAAGACTAATAAGCTTAACTCTGTATGGAGAATTATTATGGCACGTACTACCTTTTCGGGTCCAGTGGCATCCGACAACGGCTTTATCACTGATATTACAAATACCTCAACAGGTGCAGCTACATTCAATGCTAGTACTACTTCTGTCACAATGACGGGTGTTGGCGGCACGGGTGGACGTACTTTGTTTGAGATGGATACCAACGTAGCTTTGGGTTCGTTTTCTAACGCCCTGAAAGCCCAAGTTACCTATGGTGCTACAGGTCGCACAACAGGTTTAGGTTCAGCTTTTGTGGCTGAATTAAGCCTTTCAGCAGGCACTTCTTCAGGTACTTATGCTCCTGTTGAAATTGAGCTTAACTGTGCTTCTGGAGCATCTACTGGCACAAATACCTCTTTAATTTACGCTTCTGTTAATGGTACAGGCGCAGCAACTGTTGATACCAACGGTTATTTGCTAAACCTTGCTGGCGTAACTGTTGCTGGTGCTAAATTAGCCGCTACTGGTACTATTACCAACGTTAATGAGATTACTCATGGACTGCGTGTAAAAATTGCTGGTAGTGATTATTACCTGCTTGCTGCTACTGCTGCTAACTTTAATGCCTAATGGCTGCGTTAGATAAAGCGTACCTGTTGGATTTGAGAAATCAGGCACTTGAGCAACGGCAAAAGTACTTAGATCTTATCCAACAGGCTAACGGAGCAATTGCAATGGTGGACGTATTGTTGACCGAATTAGATCGACAAGACCCACCAGCAGAACATAAAGAGGATTAATTATGGGTATGCAATATGATGTAAAACAAGGACACTTAAACGAAAGTGGTTTCTTTGTTCTTGGACGCAACCGTGTTAAGGCTGTTTCTTTTTTTGGTGGCGGTGGAACTTTAGTGTTATTTGACACGACTTCTGCTCCTGTTACGTCTAGTGTTACTTATGCACAAAGTGGTACAACCGTAACCGTAAGTAAAACAGCGCACGGTCTAGCTACAGGTGATGTAGTCGGTATTCACTTTGACGCAAATACAGGCGTATCCGCAACGGACGGCAATTATTCTATTACTAGAGTAGATGCAAATTCGTTTACATTAACTGACATTAACTCACGCACAATTACAAGTACTGCGGCTATATATGTTAGCGGGGTAAATCGTTGGTTAATGACTTATGAAACGCACTCAACGGACGAGTTCCAAAACGCTCCGCTTATTCCTGGCGAGGGTGTATTAGCAGCTAATGGGATTTATGCGTATATGAGTGCCATAGATTCAGCGCAGATTTACTATGGCTAAGACTCCTGCGTGGCAACGCAAAGAGGGCAAAAACCCTGAAGGTGGCTTAAATGCCAAGGGCAGAGCTTCGTATAACGCAGCCAATCCTGGTAAGCCTGGACTCAAACGTCCACAACCAGAAGGCGGTTCAAGAAAGAAATCGTTCTGTGCCCGTATGTCAGGTATGAAGAAAAAGCTCACATCTGCTAAAACTGCTAACGACCCCGATTCACGCATCAACAAGTCATTACGTGCTTGGAACTGCAAAGAAGGCGGAGCAGTTCGTGGTGGCGGGTGCGAAGTCCGTGGCAAGACTAAAGGGAAGATGGTATGAGTGACACAAAAACAACAGAACTGCCTTATATGGGCAAACCAAAAGATTACGAAAAAGATGTTTCAAACTATCAGATAAAAGAAAATGTTGATAGACGTAATTTAGCTCCATACGAGAAAAAAGGTAGAAGTGGTGGCGGTGGCGGTGGCGGTGGCGATCCAATGCCTTTGGACAAAATGATAAAAGCCAAAAAGTTTAATTACAAATCAGGCGGTAAGGTATCTTCTGCCTCTAAACGTGCTGACGGTATTGCAGTTAAAGGTAAGACTAGAGGACGAATGGTATGAATATATTGGAACTTTGGACTGGTGGACTTACAATATTTATAGCGTTTATTGGATACGTCATGCACGAAAAGTTCAACGAATTAAAACGGATTGATATTTTATTAAACAAAACCCGTGAGGAGGTAGCACGTGATAACGTCACTAAAGCAGAAGTTGACCGCATTGTTGAACACATGGACGCAAGGTTTAACAAACTTGAAGACAAAATTGACCAACTTATTAAAAGGTAAGTAATGCCAAGTGCTTCAAAAAAGCAACATAATTTCATGGCGGCTGTGGCTAATAACCCTAAGTTTGCCAAAAAGGTTGGCATTACTAAATCTGTTGGAGAAGATTTTATGGAAGCGGATAAAGGTAAAAAATTTAGAACTGGTGGATCAACTAATCCAGCTAAAGGTAAAATTAATAGGCCCCAATCAAATCATGGAATGATGCAGTTACCAAATGTTAGTTTAGAAAGATTTAAAGGTAAAAAAACGGGTGGTACTTTAACTAAAAATGAAAAGGTAAATGATATGAAAAAGATGAATCCAGGCATGATGGCTATGATGGCAAAAAGAAAATCTTCTATGGCTGATAAAGATATGCCTATGAAAAAAGGTGGTATGCCGATGGTAATGAAAGATGGTAAAAAAGTACCAGCGTTTGCTGCTGATGGCAAAGGCAAAATGGCTAAAGGCGGAATGGCGCACTCAGATGTAGCTAAAGACAAGCCAATGATGAAGACGGTAGCCACTAAAGCCGTTAAGGGTCACGAAAAGCGTATGCACGGTATGGCTAAAGGCGGCGGCATTGAGATCAAAGGCAAGACCAAAGGCAAGATGATCGCTATGAAATCAGGCGGTAAGGCTTGCTAAATGCCAATAGAGCCTATTGACCCTTCTAAAAAAGTTGGCGATGGTAAGAGTGATAAATACACTCCTCCCAAGGAAAAGTTTGGTCCTAGCGAATACGACAAAGCGGCGGAAAAAGTGAAACAAGATAACGAAAAAGCTAAGGCTGATGCACATAAGATGGCAGAAGAGCAAAGAGCTAAAGCTAAAGCTGAAAGCCCACGCACTTATACCGAGAGGTTACAGGATATGGGTAGATTACCTAGCGGTAGTGGTAGCACTGGCATACCAAAAACTAACCGTGATATTACTAAGAATCACAAAGCGGGCGGTAAGGTATCCTTCGCCTCTAAACGAGCAGATGGCATAGCAATTAGAGGAAGGACTAGAGCATGAGACCAAGTCGTGGCATGGGTGATATAAACCCCTCTAAGATGCCTAAAGGTAAGAAAAAAGCCCGTAGGGATGATACCGACTTCACCCAATATAAAGAGGGTGGTAAAGTCAATGCTGCGGGTAATTACACTAAACCAGGTTTGCGTAAACGGATTGTTTCTCAAGTTAAAGCCGCTGCAACACATGGTACTGGTGCGGGTCAGTGGTCAGCTCGCAAGGCTCAACTAGTAGCAAAAAAATATAAGGCGTCTGGTGGTGGCTATAAATGAGTGGTTTAGCAAAATCTCAGCGTTCTTTAAAAGCTTGGGGCGACCAAAAATGGACAACCAAGTCAGGGAAGAAGTCGTCCGAGACGGGGGAGCGATACCTGCCAAAAAAAGCAATCGAAGCCCTAAGCCCAAGCGAGTACGCAGCAACAACACGAGCAAAGCGGGCGGGAAAAGCACAAGGAAAACAGTTCGTGCCCCAGCCAAAAACAGTAAAAGCAAAAGTAAAACCGTATAGGAAGATATGAGTACTTCAGGCACAACAGCTTTTAACTTAGACCTTAATAACCTCATTGAAGAGGCGTTTGAGAGAGCTGGTGCGGAATTGCGTACGGGTTATGACATGCGGACTGCTCGTAGGTCTTTGAACCTTTTAACAATTGAATGGGCTAATCGTGGTATTAACCTGTGGACAATAGAGCAAGGTCAGATTCTGTTAACTACAGGACAAGGCTTATACCCAATGCCCGTAGACACTATTGACATTCTAGATGCTGTGGTGCGTCAAAACAACGGCGTACAAAGTAACCAAGTTGATATTAATATCACTCGTATTTCAGAGTCTACTTGGGCAACAATCCCCAATAAATTAGCTCAAGGACGTCCTATTCAGATGTGGTTTAACCGCCAGTCGGGGCAGTCTAATACGTCCTCAGCAACCCTAGCCAGTACGATTACTTCGACAGCTACGACTATCCCAGTTTCTAACGCTAGTTACTTATCGACTACAGGCTTTATTAAGATTGACTCTGAAGTCATGAGTTACTCAAATGTAACGGGTAATAATCTAATTAATGTAAATCGTGGACAAAACGGCACGACTGCTGCGGCGCATACTGCGGCTGCGGTTATTACAGTTCAAAACTTACCCGCTGTTAATCTCTGGTTAACACCAGACGCAGGCGGTGGTCCGTATACCTTTGTCTATTGGAGACTACGTAGAGTCCAAGACGCTGGCACAAACGGCACGGTAGAGCCTGATATCCCATTTAGACTACTACCTTGTATGGTGGCTGGACTTGCTTTTTATATGGCTCAGAAATTACCTGATGGACAAATGCGATTACCGTTTTTGAAACAGGAATATGAAGAGCAGTGGCTTTTAGCTTCCACAGAAGACAGAGAAAAAGCGGCAATTCGTTTCGTCCCTCGGAACATGTTCTATGCCTAATAAATTTAGTAGTGGTAAGTATGCGATTGCTGAATGTGACCGATGTGGACAGCGCTTTAAGTTAACGCAGCTTAGAAAATTAACGATTAAGACTAAGCAAGTAAACATCAAAGTATGTCCAAGTTGTTGGGAGCCAGATCAGCCACAGTTGCAGTTAGGGATGTATCCAGTGGATGATCCACAAGCTGTACGGGAACCACGCCCTGATGTAAGCTATCAAGTATCTGGAAGTAGCGGTTTGCAGATTAACGGAACAAATGACACTACCTTACAGGGTGTTGGTTTTCCAGAAG